ATGAATACAAAAGTCACAGTTATCAATGACAACAATGTCAATATTCAGGTCACACCACCAGCTGCACAAATCATCAATGTAAACAAATCAAGTTTTGGTGTTTCAGGATTTAGCGGGTACTCGGGCTATAGCGGCTATAGCGGGTCAGGTATTTCAGGCTATTCAGGCTCTGGGACGTCAGGCTGGTCGGGCTATTCAGGGACGTCAGGTTTTAGCGGCTGGTCAGGCCAAGTTGGGGCGTCAGGGACGTCAGGTTGGTCTGGCCAGTCAGGCTTTAGCGGTTATAGCGGGTCAGGGATTTCAGGGTATTCTGGCTATAGCGGGTCAGGAACGTCTGGTTGGTCAGGCTATTCAGGGGCGTCAGGGACGTCAGGGTTTAGTGGCTGGTCAGGCCAAGTTGGGGCATCAGGGACTTCAGGCTGGTCGGGCTATAGTGGTTCAGGTATATCTGGCTATTCAGGTTTTAGCGGGTCTGGAGCCAGTGGTTGGTCGGGCATTTCTGGCTGGTCAGGATTTAGCGGAATTTCGGGCTGGTCGGGCCAAATGGGGACGTCAGGGACGTCAGGTTGGTCGGGCTTTAGCGGTGCGGTTGGGGCATCAGGGACGTCAGGTTGGTCGGGCTTCAGCGGGATCAGTGGCTATAGCGGGTCAGGAATTTCAGGGTACTCGGGTTTCAGTGGGTACTCAGGCCAGCAAGGGACATCGATCAATATCAAAGGCACAGTGGCCACACCAGCCAATTTGCCAGCGACAGGCAACAATCCCAATGATGCATACATTGTTACATCCAATGGCGATTTGTACGTTTGGAGTGGAACGACCTGGAACAATGTTGGCCAAATAGTTGGCCCAGCTGGTCAATCGGGGACGTCAGGTTTTAGCGGTTATAGCGGGACGTCAGGTTGGTCAGGTTTTAGCGGGTCAGGTATATCAGGCTGGTCGGGATATAGTGGTTCAGGCGTGTCTGGTTGGTCAGGTTTTAGCGGGACGTCAGGTTGGTCTGGCCAAGTGGGGACGTCTGGAGCGTCAGGTTGGTCTGGCATTTCGGGCTGGTCTGGTTTTAGTGGCTATAGCGGGTCAGGTGTATCTGGCTGGTCTGGTTTTAGTGGCTATAGCGGATCAGGCGTGTCTGGTTGGTCAGGCTATTCGGGGGCGCAAGGGACGTCAGGCTATAGCGGGATTTCGGGCTGGTCTGGCCAATCGGGGGCGTCTGGGACGTCAGGTTGGTCGGGCTTCAGCGGGGTCAGTGGCTATAGCGGGTCAGGGATTTCTGGCTATAGTGGCTATTCAGGCTCTGGAACGTCTGGTTGGTCAGGCTATTCAGGGGCGCAAGGGACATCAGGTTTTAGCGGCTGGTCTGGCATTTCTGGCTGGTCAGGGTTCAGTGGCCAAAATGGTGGTGGTGGTGTTCAGGGCTTTTATGGCTCTTTCTATGACACCACCAATCAAACTGCAGCCAGCACAACTGCAGCATATTTGATCAACATTGGCAGCAGCTTTGAGGCCAATGGCGTTTCAATTGTCAGTGGTAACAGAATCACATTTGCAAATGCTGGTACATACAATATTCAATATTCCATTCAATTTTCAAACTCTGATGCAAATTCAGACAATGTTGATGTTTGGTTGAGAAAAAATGGGACTGATGTTGCTGAATCAAACAGTGTGTACAACGTGCCTGGCACTGCCCATGGCGGAGCTGGTAATTTAATTGCGGCCATTAATTATGTTTTGACAGTTGCAGCTGGTGATTATTTGCAATTGGCTTGGGCGGTTTCAGCCACAACAATTTCAATTGAAACAATTTCAGCTCAAACTGGTCCAACAGTTCCAGCCACACCAGGCGTGATCGTCACGGCCCAGCAAGTGATGTATACCCAATCAGGGTATTCTGGGATTTCGGGCTGGTCAGGTTTTAGCGGGATTTCGGGCTGGTCAGGGACGTCAGGCTATAGTGGCTCTGGGGTCAGTGGATATAGCGGGTACTCTGGGTCTGGCGTGTCTGGTTGGTCAGGTTTTAGCGGGTACTCGGGCCAAAATGGGGCGCAAGGGGCGTCAGGGACGTCAGGGACGTCAGGTTATAGCGGATTTAGTGGGTCTGGTGTAAGCGGGTATTCTGGATTTAGCGGGTATAGCGGGTCTGGTGTAAGCGGGTACTCTGGATTTTCGGGGTATAGCGGGGCGGCTGGGGTAGTGGTTTATAACGTATTTGTGCCAAATTTATTGGTTACAACAACAAGCCAAGCTATTTCAAGCGGATACAGTGCAAGTTCAGTTGGTCCAATCACAGTAAGTACAGGCACAACGGTCACAATTCCATCTGGCTCAAGATGGGCAATTCAATAAGGAGAAACAAAAATGGCAATCGTAATCGATGGAAATAATATACCAACGGCTGGAACAGTTGCAGTTGGTAATGGTACCAGTTTGGCTTTTACATCAACTGGAACAACTGGTCAAGTTCTATTAAGTCAAGGATCAAGTACACCAATATTTGGTAATGTGAATGTATCTGCAATAACAGGTGTATTAACTGGAACAAATGGTGGTACTGGTGTTAATAATGGATCAAGCACAATTACAATTGGTGGCAATGTCACGATGTCTGGTGCTTATACATTTACTGGAACATTGACAGGAAATACATCGGTTACATTTCCAACATCTGGCACATTGGTAAATACTTCAGTGACATCATTGTCTAGTTTGTCAACAGTTGGAACACTTACAAGTGGCACATGGAATGCAAGTGTAGTTCAACCAACTTATGGTGGTACTGGTGTTAATAATGGATCAAGCACAATTACCATTGGGGGTAATGTAACGTATTCTGGTGCATATACACAAACATTTGTTGCAACGGGAAATACATCTGTTACATTGCCAACAAGTGGAACATTATCAGCATTAAGTGGGACAAATTCTTGGACTGGCACACAGACTTTTAATGGAACATCAAGTGCAATTGCATCTGTTTTGTTGGATGTTGCAGAAACAGTTAATATTGTTGGATCAGCGCCATCAAGTACAACAAACTTTTACATTCAAAGTGGATCGGTTCAATATTACACATCTAACGCTTCTACAAATTGGACATTAAACATTGCGTTTAGTTCAGGCACATCTTTAAATACTGCATTATCAACAGGTCAATCAATTACTATTGCTATGCTTGCAACTCAAGGATCAACTGCATATTACAATTCAGCAATAACAATTGATGGAACATCAGTATCACCATTGTGGCAAGGTGGTACTGCTCCATCTGCTGGTTTTGCAAGTGGTGTTGATGTTTATACATATACAGTTATTAAAACTGGAAGTGCAACATATACTGTTTTGGCAACACTTACACAATTCTAAGGATAACAAAATGCCAATGATTATCACTAGGGCAAATGCATCTGCAAAAGGTTTTGGCTTTGCTGGGGTAAGCAAAAAAGGTACATATACAAATCCAGGTGTTTCAGCCAAAGATATTCAATTAAGTGGTGTAAGTACAAATGGATGGTATTACATTAAAACATCAACAATGACCACACCAAAATTGGTCTATTGCAATATGACTGACAATGGTGGGGGATGGATGTTGGTTGCATACAATGCAAATTCTTTTAGTGCATCTCCAGCTGGAAATCCAATTCCAAATCAATGGGCAAATGGTCAAGGAACATTTCCAACAAATTCTTATATGTTGGCAAACATCAATGATTTGTGGTTTAACAATGGATCACCACAATGTATTAATGCAATGCGCATGAAATCACCAAATACACAACAAATTCCAATTCTTGCAAACATGGATGTTGCATATTATGTTGTATATGCAAGTGGAGCATTTCAATTTCCAGCAACTGGATTTAATCCAACATCTTATACATTAAATTCAGGAAATGGAATAAATTTAACATGGTATAACTTGAAAGGTTATACGCAAATGACTGGTCCATTGTCTTCAAATGCACCAATTGATTGGATGTATAACACTGGTTCAAGTTATTATTACACTATTTGTGGTCCATCATCTAATGTTCAAACAGACGGAAGATCAGGATCAGGAGCTGGTACTGGATCATGGACAAATAATAGTACAAATGATTTATATGGTTTGATTGATGTAAATATAAATACATCATCATCATCTGGTGGAACAACACAAACATATGCAGTTTATATAAGGTAAAAAAATGTTTGCAAAAATCAAAAATAATCAAATTGTCAAATTTCCATATGACATCAATGATTTGCAATTAGAAAATCCATATACATATTATGGTGCAAATTTTGATTTTATTGAAACATACAATAAAACTGAAGATGCCATAAATAATCAATATGAATTGGTTGAAGTTGTACCAGACACAATTCCAAGTTATGACAACACAAAACAAATGATTCAATATGACAAAAACAATGTTGTTTTGGAAAATGGTAAATGGATCATAAAATGGATTGTTCAAGATTTGCCAGAAGAAGTTAAAGTAATTTTTTAAATAAAACAAAATGACAATACAAAACAAAACATGGGAGCAAATGCTCTTGATCAATGAGCTGAATTTTGCCAAGCAGCACAATCCAGAATATTACCGATGGAAACTAACAAACAATTATGAGCGTGCAGTTTTCTTGAAAGGTGATCCAGTTTATCCTCGAGAGGCCACACGATATATGTGGGCCAATCGTAATCTGCGTGGCAAAAAGATTTTGGAAATTGGATGCAGCACAGGATTTGGCACTCAATTTTTACCCAATGACATCGAGTATTTGGGATTGGATTATGACCCAATCATCATCGATGTGGCTCAAGATCAGCAATGGGGCGAAAACATCAAGTTTTCATGTGCCGACATCAATGAAATCCAGCTGGCACAGTTTGACACCATCATTGCTTTTGAGGTGATCGAGCATTTGGACAATGGCTTGGACATTGTGGAAAAGCTGAAAAAGCATTGCAATCGATTATTGATCACAGTGCCATGGAATGAGCCAAAAGGATTCTGGGGAGAACACCACAAGTTGCATGGCCTCAATGAAACCAATTTCTTTGATTTTGATGTTGAATACATTAGCGAGCATGGAGCCATCACATCAGAGCCAAGATCATTGACTGAACACAATCGATTCAATTTGATGATTCTGAGGTGGGATCGTGGATAAGGTTTTATGCAGCATTGGTACTCGAGGCCGATATGACACAACGCTGCCACTGGCATTGGCTGCCATCATCAATCAAACAAAACGGCCAGACAAAGTGGTCATTTTTGATGACAATGAAAATCCAAGAGATGTCCGAAATGAGCTGATTTATAAAAATCTGTTTCAAATGATGGACATCAAAGGCATCGAGTGGGAATGGCGGTTTGCTGCTAAAAAGGGCACGCACCACAACCACCATGCAGCCAACACCATGGGGTACAAATGGGTTTGGCGCATGGATGACGATGCCATTCCAGAGGCCAATGTGCTGCATGAATTGTTCAGCTGGACGCTGCATGATCCCAATTTGGGCGCAGTTGGTGGCTCGATATTGACACCACCATTGCAGTTTGAAGAATCATTTCCAACTGGATTGATTGACAACATCGATGCAGAGCCAAATATCCAATGGAAATATATTCCCAAGCGGAAAAAAGTCGAGCATTTGCATTGTTCATTTTTATATCGAGCTGGCATTGTGGACTATAACTTGGGGCTTTCAAAAGTGGCCCACAGGGAAGAAACATTGTTCAGTTATGCTTTACATCAAAAGGGATATGATCTTTATGTGGTGCCCAATGCGGTCACCTGGCATTTGAAAAACCCAAGCGGTGGCATCAGATCAGAAACTGATCAATCAATGTATGCGCATGATGAGCAGATATTCAGGAATTTTCTAAAATTCAGAAACAACACCATTGTTGTGCTCAATTGTGGCATGGGGGATCATTTGGTATTTTCTGAAATATTGCCTTATGTCAAAAACCCAATTGTGTTC